GGAGCAAGGAAGACATCCGTGAAGAACACAACAACGCCAGGTACCTGGATAGCATCGTCAACACGGCGGTGGAATGGTTTGCCCCATACGCAAAGAATCTTCTGCTGGTTGGATATGGCAACCACGAAACCAGTATAATCCACCACCAAGAAACCGACATCCTGCAACGATTCGCAAGCACGCTGAACTACGCCACAGGGTCAGCAGTTGAGGTTGGAGGCTACGGAGGAACCATTGACATCCGAGTGCAACACGACCCGAATCGGGGGATGAACTTCGTGGTTCACTATTACCACGGGGCAGGCGGGGGTGGACCTGTCACCAAGGGGGTCATCCAAGACCAACGCCTACTCGCAAGCAGCGAAGGCTACGACCTCACATGGATGGGCCATGTCCACGAATTGTATTACCACCAAAACATGATTCACAAATATGACCGTCCCAAGAAGACCCTCATTCAAAAGCCTGTTCACCAACTTCGCACGGCTACTTACAAGGAGGAATGGGACGGAGGATATATGGGGTTTCATACTGAGCGAGGACGAGGCCCGAAGCCTCTTGGCGGATATTGGATGAAACTCGAAACCAGCAGGAACGCAAGCAAGGACAACAAGGGGACCGAGTTGCAACTGCACGCCACCTTCACCCCTGCGGATAGGTTGTACTAACCCTCCTGCGTGTCGGAGGCCGTTAGGTACAGATAACCGTACTCCTTTTCCGCATTGAATTGGGGGCAGGCTTTGTTGACCCCTGGGAAGTCCCGATGGCCACAAATGCGGGCCTTGGGGTATTTCTGCAACCAGGAGAGCAGCACCCCTGCAATCGCTTGGCGTTGCTGAATAGTGCGGTCATCCGTGTCCTTGCCCCCGATGTAGGACACATGGAGCGAAGTAGCATTGTGTCCTGCAACCCCGTTGGTCACTTTGTCGTCGGTCGCAAGGGTGATGATGTTCCCATTGGCCTCAATGATTTTGTGATAGCCCACCGACTTCCAGCCAAGACCTTCCTTCCAATGTCTGCGGATGGATGCGATGGTGGTGTTCTTCGGCGTGGCCGTGCAATGGACGACGAGGTGGGTTATATTTCTCATGGTTATTCTTCGGGGTTTAAGAGGGGGTAATAGCAGACGGTGTGGTCCTGCTCGGTGGGCAACTGAGAGGCGGAAACTTCGTGAATCCCTGCCCATTGAGCCTTGGCAGGGTCGTACCCAAGCAACTCGCAGGCACGGCGGTATTCGCACAGGAGGGCGTGGTTCTGCTCCAGGTCTTGGGGCGATATGGCTATCATCAGCCGCTCCAAGGCGTTCGTGAGGGCTTTTGCGGGTCTTGTGGAGTGGTAGGTCATACTGCAAATTTATACGCTTTCGGGTGCATTTATGGCGAAAAATGGGAATTTATACCGCATCGGGTGTAGTCCCCTAAAAAAAGTTTCATAAAAAAATGACTACAATGGTCGCAAATAGGAAAAGCCGTTGTAACTTTGTCGGACACTAAACCCACCAACCATGACCCACGAAACCAAAACCAAACTCAAAGCCGCCCTTGCGACGGGCTACATCGTGCTGACCGCCTGCCTCGGCATCGCATTCTTCGGCAGATTCATCCTTGCAATTATCACCAACTAAACCACAAAACCATGCACAAATTCAAAACCACCAACATCAAAGGGAAGGACTATGTGGAGGTCAACCAACGCCTCCTGTACTTCCGCAACGAGCCAACCTTCGCTGGTTGGTCCATTGAATCCGACCTCGTTGACTTACAACCCGACCGCTGCTGCATCAAAGCCATTATCCGTGATGCAGAGGGACGCATCCGTGCAACGGGCCACGCTCACGAGGACCGTACCTCCAGCATGATAAACAAGACCTCCTATGTGGAGAACTGCGAAACCTCTGCCTTTGGTCGTGCCTTGGCCGCCCTTGGTATCGGTATTGAAACGAGTATCGCAAGTGCCAACGAGGTGCAGATGGCCATCGCCAAGCAAGAGCAGTTCAACGACCTTACGGACAAACTCGGCCTCGTTCCATCCTACGACGACTTGACTGTTGCGACCCTCAAAGCGGACTTCTTAAAACTGGTGCAGAAGTTACCCGCTGACCAGCAGGAGCGCTACATGAAGGACCTGGACCAAATGACCCCCGCCCGTTTTGAAAAGGGCATCGCATTCATTCAAAATCAACTTTCTAAAAAATAAGCCATGGACAACCTACTGACTAAATGCAATGCCGATGTGTTCAAGGCCATCCTTGACCTCAAAGAGGAAAACCCTGAGATTGGTGACAAACTTTTTGAACTCCTGCAAAAGTATAAATACTGGTGGGAAATACCTGCGGGTGATGTGATGTGGTTTGCAGCATACCTGCCCCACGAAATTTGGAACGGCAAAATCAATACATTTCACTACCTTTTTGAATCCAAACAAACCACCGAAATGCCATGAACCACTTAGTCACTATCCCAAAGTCGGACATCTCCAAGCAGGACATCGCCGACATCGCCGCCAACCTCATCCTCCGCATTGAGGAGGGAGAGGTCAACCCCATCGCTGCCCATGTGCGCTTGAAGGCGGTCGTCAAAGCCCTGGAGCAAGTCCTCAAATCCACCGAGGACATTGTTCGTGACGAAGCCGAAAAGCACGGCAAGACCTTCTCCGCATTTGGTGCTGAAATCCAAATCAAGGAGGGGGCGTTGACTCCCGACTACTCGCACGATCAGGTTTGGAGCGACTTGCAAGGAAGCATGAAAGCAAGGGAAGAACTGCTTAAGATGGCCTTCCGCAACGCTGGTAAGGCTACGGTGTACGACGAAGCGACTGGCGAAGCGGTTCCCGTATGTCCCGCAAAAGGGACAAAACTGAGCATTGCTGTAACTTTTAAAGCCAGTTAAGATGAAAGACGGACAAACAATTGGCCAATGGCTAAAGTGGGATTTTGAAAAGAATGGTGACTTGGTAATCAAAGACGAGAATGGCAAACAACTATACTTTGAGGATGCAGATTATTGGGCAAAGCGCGAATACGATTCTAAAGGCAAAAGAGTCTATTATGAAAATTCAGATGGTATCCTAATAGACGAGCGCATCCCCGAAGTCATTGAACACAACGGCCGCAAGTACCAACTAATCCCATAACCACATGAAAGACGGACAAACAATCGGCCAATGGTTGAAATGGGATTTTGAGGCCAATGGTTCTTTAGCAATCAAGGACAAGAATTGTAGATTTATCTACCGAGAACTTTCAAATGGATGGTGGGCAAAGAGTGAATACGATTCGAAGGGTAATGAAATTTACCATGACGACTCAACTGGATTTTGGGTAAAGCGGGAATTCGATTCTCAAGGTAATCAAATGTACTATAAGAATTCGTATGGTACAATCATAGACAAACGATTTCACGAAGTCATCGAACACAACGGCCGCAAATACCAACTAATCCCCTAACCATGCCCGAACAACCCTTCCAAAAGAAAGGCTCCCAACGCCGAAACCGCAACGCAACGGTGAAAGCCGTGTACCTGCTGCTCAACAAGCCGATGCGTGTTGAACGATTGGCCGAGGCCGTAGATTTGCCTCTCCGCCAAACCTACCGAATCATCACGCACCTCAAAGCAACGGGGTGGCTGCAATGCGACAGAAGTTATTACTGGCTAACTATAAACCCCTAACCATGCCCAAACCTAAAGGAAAAGAAATCCAACGAAGGGTCGCCACCATCTACGCCGTGTCGTACCTCGCACAACGCCCATACAGGGCCGCAGAACTCGCCGAAGTGCTTGGGCTGAACCTTCGTACCACCTACCGCATTTTAAGCGATTTACGGGCCTCAAATTGGCTTATCAAAGAAAACCTCACTTATTCAATTCAACCCAATCAAATCCAAAGCCAATGATGAAGGACTTTCCCGAATCTATTGAGGATGGCAAAAAATCCGAGGATTTGTTCATGTTTCTCTTTGCTAAAAAAAACGGGATACCATGCAAGCCATCAACCTACAAACAAAACACGGTTGAGCATATTGACTGTTTTTGTGGGGATTGGGCCTTTGATGTAAAGGGACAAAGGAGAAAGAAAAGAGAAAACGACGACTTTTGCGATGACCAAATACTTTTGGAAATTAAAGGAGTTGCAGGTTTTGATGGCTGGCTTTACGGCAAGGCCGAATACATCGCCTGGGAAACATCTGATTCCTTCCTTATCTTTAGAAGGCAAGACCTTGTAAATCACTACGAAGCCAACGAACATCTTTACGAAAAAATCAACCGTCCAAACAAAAAAGACCTTTTTGTGTGGGTTCCATTTGACCACCTCAAAACAATTAAATTCTCAATTTTACCTAAACCCCAACCCCAACCCATGAGTAACTACACCCCCCAACCCAACACCTTCTCCCTGTTCGCTAACGACAAGGGCGACAACCCAAAACGCCCCGACTACCGTGGGGACATCATTCTCCCCGACGGGACCAAGATGCGGTTATCCGCATGGGTCAAGGAAGGGCAGAGCGGCAAGAAGTTCCTGAGCGGCAAGGTCGAGCCGATGAACGAATCCCGTCCAGCCAACGCATTTGAACCACAGGCTGGAGATATGCCGTTTTAGTGTAACTTTGCCCGAAGATTACATTTACCAATAACGCCCGTGTGTGATTCCAGCCACACGATGCGTCCGACTAAGGGTTAGCCGCTTTAACCCTGCCCCGACTGCTGGAATCAGTTGGGGCTTTTTTTTTACTCATGAAGCAAATATCATGGTTTAAGTTCTGCCCAGCCGATTGGATGATGGGCCGAATATCCCGCCAACCCGCCGAGGTGCAGGTAGCCTTCATCCGACTCTGCTGCGTCTATTGGAACGCAGAATGCGAGATGTCAACCGAACACGCAGAGTTGGAAGCTGATGGGCATCTTCAACGGCTCCTCGCCACTCGTCTTGTTGAAACCAACGGAACGTCCGTGTTTATTAAATTCCTTGACATTCAATGGGAAGACGCAAACCTGCACCGTACCAAGATGTCCGAAGCAGGCAAAAGAAGTGCCGAAAGGAGGTCAACCAAGGTTGAAGAAAATTTAACTAAGGTTGAACCTACGTTGAACTTACCTTCAACCTACGTTGAACCTGTGTTCAATAGAGAAGAGAAGAGGAGAGAAGAGAAGAGGGAGAAGAAAGATTGTGTGCTTTTTGATTCCTTTTGGAGTGCCTATCCCCGCAAGACCTCCAAGCAATCCGCATCCAAAGCCTTCGCCAAGCTATCGGACGAGAACCAGCAGAAGGCCATCGACAACATCGCAAGGCTCTACGCCAACACCGAGGTGCAGTTCGTTCCCCATGCCGCAACCTACCTAAACCAAGCCCGCTGGGAAGACGAGGCCATCGTCCGAACCAATACCTTTGCAAGACCACTACTAAACCAATCCGAAGATGCAGACCTACCACGCTACCGCTGAACGCAGGCTTTTGTCCTGCCTGATGGATGCCTTCATTGACCGAGCATCCTTCCTCATGCAAATCCCTGAACGCCTGTTCACGGGAAACAACGTGTTCATCTACCGAGCCATCGAAGCCCTGCACCGAGCGGAGCGACCCGTTGACTTGGTTACCCTCCACCAATACCTTGTTGAAAACAATCAAGCCTTTGTAACCCTTGACCTTGGATTCTTTGCCGATGGGATTACTATCACCTCGGACTGGAAGACCTACGCCGCTGACTTAAACCAAGCATGGAAGGCAAGGGAGGAGCAACAAATTATGGACGACCTTGCGGCTGACCGTGATATTCCAAGAGCCTTTGCCCGCTACCAAGCCATGCAGGCCGTGGAAACCAATGCTTCCGAAACCACTGCCCACGAACTCGCCAAGGAGTACCTGCTGAACATGAACGAGGTGAGGGAGGGCAGACGCAAGGATTCGGTTTACCCCACCTTCATCAGCCCGCTTGACCGTATGCTCACAGGATTTAAGCCATCCGAGTTCGTTTTGCTGGGCGGTCGCCCTGCGATGGGCAAGACCCTCCTTGCTTTGCAAATAGCCATGAACCAAGCCATGGCTGATATTCCCGTGGTGTTCTTTACGATGGAGATGAGTGCCGACCAGTTAAGCCAACGGATGCTTTCTAACCTTGCGGAGATGGATGGGTCGCACTTCCTCAACCCCACCGAGCGAATCACCTCCGACCAATTTCTCGACTTGGGGAAAAAGGCTGACCTCCTTAAGTCAAAGCCGCTGTATATCGTTGACCTGCACCAAGCCAACCTCGACCGCATTGAAGGCGAAATCGCCAAACTCAAAACCAAGTACGGCGTTTGCGGATTTTATCTCGACTACCTGCAACTCATTGAGCCAACCAAGATGGACAAGCCGAAACCTAAAATCGAGCAGATGACCAACATCAGCAAAACGCTTAAGACCATCTGCAAGAGGCAGAAGGTGTTCGGGGTTGTGGTTTCTTCGCTATCCCGTGCAACCGAAGGCAGGGCAGACCATCGGCCTATCATGTCCGACCTTCGGGAAACAGGGCAACTTGAGTTTGATGCTGACAAAATTGCTTTTGTTTATCGACCCTACGAGCATGACAAGAGCAAGGAGGCTGACCTGATGGAAGTCATTGTCCGAAAGAATCGCAACGGTTCACTCGGCACGGCAGACATCCAGTGCCACCTGCCATTCACCAAAGCCAACGAATTTCCACCCCCTAAAATATGATGGAAGAATACAACCTCCAAGCCGCTTGCGTCAAGCTATTTGCAATGCTCCGACCCAACGAGCAGGGTCTGCTATTCCTGAACCACAACAACCCCCGAAGCCGTTCCAACGGTTACTTCCTTAAAAACATTGGCCTGACGGCTGGCGTTGCTGACATGACCTACCTATCCCCCAAGGGTGCGGTGTTCCTTGAGTTCAAGACACCGAAGGGCAAGCAATCCCTCTCCCAAAAGTGGTGGCAGGGGGTCGTGGAGGCAGTTGGCTACAGGTATGTAGTCATCCGAAGCGTTGAGGATTTCCAGAAGATGCTGGCTGAATGTTCCTAATTTGTGTATATCTTCGCATTACTAAACCCAACCCCATGAAACCAACCCCAACCGATTTCCGTCGCTGGCAGATTCACATCCGCAAGGAGTGCCTCAACTGCCAACGCCCCGACCATGCCGAAACCATTTCCCCTTGGCGGGTAAATTGGGTGCTGCTCGGTCATGTCCTTCAAGCAAAAAAAGCCTAAGCCATGACGTGGACACGACTTACCAAATACACGATGCCGATTCCGATGGAAGAGGTGTTCCTCGCCCTCGAAGATGGCAACTACGCAGTTGGATGGCTGACCAAAGGCCAAATCACCTTCACTAACATTCACGGCGAAGCGTGGTGGACGCATGAGGTAACCGCTTGGATGTATCCCAAAAAACCATAACCATGACCCCAGCACTCATCAACCATATCGTTGACAGTACCGCAACGATTCTCGGAATCAGCCGAGAGGATATCTGCTCAAGTAGCCGCAAGCGGGCCAACGTCATCGCCCGCAATATCATCACCGACGTTGCCTACAACGACTTCCTGTTCAAGTACCACGAAATCGGGGCAGTCCTCAAGCGCAACCACTCCACGCTCATCAAGAACAAACTTTCCTATGAGCAGGACATCATCGCCACGCCTGAAATCAAGTACATTCGCAGACAAGTTTTGCACAATGCTCAAGATTTTTTGTTAAATCTTTACGGAGGATATACTTCTAAGTAGGTGCGACTTAGGTCGTCGGTCAGCCCCCGATAATAGGCAAGACCGTGAGATTCGGATGGGGGGGTGCTTCACTGCATCCCCCTATTTTTTTGCATACCTTTGCGTATGCAGTCAGCCGAAACCGTAATCCTTGACCTCTACCGTTCAGGCGAAATCAAGAAGGCTTGCATCACCATCACTGGCGGCGACCCGCTTTGGCGTGACCTTGAGCAAGAGTGCGTGTTAATCCTATTGGAAAAAGACCCCGACAAAATCCTGCAAATCCACGGGCAGGGGTACTTCAAGTTCTACG